CGTTGACGATCTTCATCAGCCGCCAGTTCAAAAGCCTCTTCATAGAGTTGTTTAAGCATGGGTATTTTACTTTCTGCTTCAGGTGTTTTAAGAGCTAAGTTATAAGCCAGCCCAGCAGTCATAGCTTCTAAGAATCTAAAAGGAATATCAAGCGTATTCACGCCGCCTTGTCCTGCGTCTTGCATTCTACGTAAGCGCCAATAGACCAATGTGTACCCAGTCTGACTAGGTAGAGGCCATATCTTAGCTGTAGGTGTAGGAGACTGTCTATCAACAAAAATCTGTATAGGACGTCCTTGGACTAATTTGTTTGGTATTGTTGCGTAAGTAGAGATACTTATACGTGCTATTTGAAGGTCAACTTGGTTAGCAGTACTGCCGGGGTTCTGACGTATAACAGTCTCTATTAAGTCAATAGTATCATCAGGCAAATCATAAGTACCTACCCCTACTAACAGAGGAAACTCGCCTTGTTCAATAGTCCATAGATTAAGACCCTTATTAGCCCAAGAAGCCAACAAGTAATTTAAAGACCTTCTAGCGGTTCTAAACTGGTAGCCTGTACGAATTTCTACCCCAACACGCTCGTACGCTTCTTCCACAACTTCAGCGATATCCGGTACCCAGCTAGCTGTTCCACTAGTTGCCATATTCTACCTCTTCTACCTTTGTTGTTGTCGTTGTACGGGCATCGAAGTTGGGTTGCCCTGAATTTGTAAGCCTTGTGGGGACATGTATTGTGACATACTTGGAGGCTGTCCTTGTAGAGGTGTTTGCATTTGGTTTACTGGTTGCCCACCTACACCTGCATCACTACCACTATTATCAAACCCCATATTAGTATTTGATGAGTTCATTCCCATATTAGGGTTGTTTTGTACTGGAGGTACATTTGGAGTAAGAGGTTGGTTAGGTTGCCCTTGCTGTGGGTAGTCCATTAATCCTTGAGTAGGAGAGGCGTAGTTGTTATACCCATTCTGAGTATTCAGTTGTTGACCGTTGATGTTACCTTGACCTAAACCTAAAATCCCACCATCTGCATAGCCTGTAGGAGCTGCTGCTCCATCTGAAAGACCTGCACTTTCTACTGCTGCCAGTGTTGGGTTTGTTTGTTTAGCTTGCAGAGCTTTTAATATACTTTGGAAGTCAGTAGCTGGGGCGGTAGCTTCAGTAGGTAAACCCGCTGCTCTTATAGCATCTAAGCTTTGAATAGGGGACGCCCCACTACTTACAGTAGAGCTTCCACCCACAGGAAGACCAGCTGCTCTTACAGCATCTAAGCTTTGAGGAATAGGCTCCCCACTACCGCCATTATGACCGCCCCCAGACATTAGCGCATCGCTCCTTTAGTATGACCTTTAGTAGCGCAACCATCACCACGAGAAGAAGCTGATCTAACAGAACCCCCTTTAGCATAGCCTTTGCAAGCAGAGCCGCCTTTCTTCATAGCTCCTTTAGCTCCTTTAGCAAAAGCCGCCCCTGCGCCTGTAGACGTTTTTTCTGGATTAGCAAACCTTGTACTCGCTGATCTTTGCTCTAAACGAGCTTGTACTTCTTTATTGGCAGCACTATCACTACCTTTACCAAACCCTTCATAAGCATCTTGCATTTTTTCAAATTGGCTTTTAGTTTTAGGTGCAGCTTTTACTACAGGTTTAGCTTTAGGTGCACTAACTACATCAGATTTGTTCTTAGGATTACTTACATCTAAGCTTGTATCACCTTTAAAGTCACGTGTGTTAGCGTATTTAGAATTGTTAGGGTTAGGGGGAGTTGCAACTACTACAGGAGCTTTAGGCTTAGGTGCTTCAACTTTAGGGGTTTCAGGTTTAGCAGCCATTATTTTATTGACTATAGCATTAGAACCCGGTGTAGACTTAGCATAAGGGTCAGGTGTAAGGATAGACGTATTTGATTTAGCTCCTTGTACCTGCTTAATAAATCTACTTTTATCAGACTCTCTTTCTTTAGCCGCTTGAAGGTCTTGTTTAGCTCTAAGCGCTTTATCTTGAGTTGTCTGATTATCAGAAGAGTCTGATTTAAAAGATTTCTTCTTAATAGGAGTCATAAACCCCACTTTAGGATCGTTTATGCCCATTAGATTAACCTACCTTTTGTGTGACCTTTAGTGGCACAACCATCACCACGAGAAGAAGCTGAGCCGCCTTTAGCATAACCTTTACAAGAACCGCCAGCTTTTTTGCCTTTATAGTAGTCAGAACCGCTAAAGTCTTTACTAGGCGAGTCACCTAAACCAAACTTATCAGCTGTCTCTGACTCGTACTTATTCCGCTTTTCAATCGCTTCTCTAACAATATCAGCTTGACCAACATCAGGCTCTTCTTGTTTTTTTGACATTTTTACTTTAGTAGCCATTAGATTATCTTCCCACGAGTTTTGCCTTTTTTAGCAATACCGTCAATAGCGCCACCTTTAGCATACCCCTTACAAGCAGAGCCGCCTTCTTTGAAGTTCATTCTACCCATAGAGTTAGCTTTAGGCATTTCAGAAGCGATACCACCAGCAGCATGGCACTTGCCACCTGTTTTCATACCCGCTGGAGCCATTCCCCTCATAGCGCCTAATTGGGCTAAGTCTGGAGTTGGAGCACGTTTAGTTACTTTAGCTTTAATTGTATCTTTTTTCTTTAGTGGGGCCATGCCCGCTTTTAACTTAGCCATATTAGTTTTACCTCTAGCTTTCTCTTGAATATCGGAAATACCACGTGAAGGGCGTGTCATATTAGTACCCTCCCATTAGTTTATTTACTACCACAATTCCACCTTTTTAATGAGGCTGCTTTTCGTGTAGGTTTACCGCTCTCGTCTTTCATAGGACCCGGCATACCTGACATTCTAGCACAAAACGATTTCTTTCGTGGACCACCCTCTGGTTGAGGAGCCTTTAGATTAGAGCCTGTAGCTGCATTATATTTAGCTCTACCTTTAGCTGTTAACCCTGCGCCTTTAGATACAGGTAACTTTTCCCCTCTTCCTACTGACAATACTGGAGCTTTTTTAGTAGCCATTAGTGTTTAACCATATCAATAAACCAAGTAATAAGAGTAGCTACAGATGCGCCAATACCACCGACTACTAGTAACAACTTCCATCCACCTTTAGCTTCAGATAAAGTCTTACTTATTTCTCTAATAGCATCTTTTATCTCTTCCATGTCTTTAGTCATTTTATCCATGTCAGTTTGAAGGTGCCTTATATCTGCACTATGCGTAGCAAGTTCTCTTACTGTTTGCATTGCTGGGTCATCTTCTCTACGATGCTCCATATCTTAGCCACCTATTTAATCTGTAAATGCGTTTTTAATTAACACACCGATACCTAGGACACCAATACCTAATCCTGCGCCACTAGATTTACACTGCAACTGAAAGTCTACCTTTTCAACAAGTACATTCGGGTATGGTCGTGTGACAGCAAAGGTATTTAAAAATGGAGCAGCAATAACAACATTACTAATACCCGTAGAGCTTGTAATAAGCGCCCTAATGGTTGCAAATACACCCGAAGTTACTGATGTAGATGAGAACGCATCAAACTGGGTCATATATGCTGTGTAGCCCGCAGGGACCGTATAAACCGACATATTAGTTTTACCATTACCAATGGCGATTTGCGCATAGGTTGTACCCCCTGCATTTTTAACATATATCGTGCCTACCGCAGCCCCTACAGTAGTTATCACATTATTAATACGCCAATATACTTTTGTTGTGGCTACGTCACTTGTTCCATTTAATACAACTACTTCTGAGATACGGTTATAGTTTACATCTAGCCCAAAAATTTGAACAGACACTGCAGTATCAGAAGCGGAACTACTTGAAACAACCATAGTAGAGGCTACTGTTGGAAATACATAAGCAGCATTATTTTCCCATACAGAAACAAAACTAGTGCTTACTGCGCTGGCAAACCCAAAAACATTTAATACTTCATGGCCAGTAATCTGACCACGTGATACTTGAAGCTCAAAAGGTTCGTATGTCCCTACTTGAGTGATTGACCTGATAACGCCTATATTAGCCATAATTAACCTCTTATATATGTAAAGAAAGGGGCTTTCACCCCCATCAGATTAATTAGGCAGAAGCAGGAACTTCAGTACCAGTAGATGTTTTTTGAACATAGCCGATAGTAATAAACCCAGCACCTGCAACAGCAGTAGTACCTGCCATAGTTACAGTTATTTTCACATCAGAAGTACCGATGTTAGAAATAGCAGTTAATTGAGCCGCTGAAAAAGTAATAGTTTGACGACCTGCTGCTGGAGTAGTAATAGCAGTAACATATTTATCAACAGTAGTACCATCACCTACAGCAAGAGTAGCACTAGTAGTAAAAGTAGTAGTAACATCAATAAAAATGTTTAAGATTTGTGAGCCAGCGGGGAGTACGAAAGGAGCACTAGTAGTTAAACCTAGGTTTGCAGTTTGAGATAAGACAACAACGCCTGTGTTGTCGATAGTACCTAGAGTAGTACCAGTAGTATTTCTAACAGTACCTGAACGAACTGGACCAGTAAAAGTTGAGAATGCCATATTTAATTCCTTAGTGCACGTTTGCCTGTCGTTGTGTGCGAATCTGCTAGGGCAGTCGAGTAGGCAGTTAAATTAATCCCCAGATTTACAGTTCTTATAGCATTTATTTTGGGGTGGTGTCAATTAATTTGTTGGCTTTCCTT